CGACAGTATGACATCAACAACGACCGGATGCCGTGCCGGATTGACGTGCTGTACGGGTACAGCGTCATCCGCCCGCAGATGGCCGTTCGCATGTGGGGGTGATGAAAATGCCGAACACCAAAGCAATTGGTGTGGCATTCGAGGATCCCGAACTCGACGGTGCAATCATCGGCAAAGCCGGTGGCACCGCCGGGTTCTACGGAACCACGCCTGTCACGCAGCGCTCCAGCGCAGCCCAAGCAACGTCCGCCGTTGGCACTGCCAGCAGCGCGGACGTGACGACTGCCCTCAAGGCCGCCGTCATCGAGATCATGAACACGCTGCAGGCCATTGGTCTGTGGAAGGGTGGCGCTTAAGCGCCAGAAAGGAACATCATGTCCAACGCAAACTTTGAAGCGCCCAAGATTGGCGACGGCCAGCAGATGGGCGACGGCAACGTCGAGGAAACCCTCAACGTCGGCCGCAGCGGCCAGCCCGTGCAGATGCAACCCACTGCCACCGGCAAGGTCGGGTTCTACGGCACAACGCCGATCACGCAGCGCACCGCTGCCGTGGCTACCTCAGCAGTCGGCACCGCGTCGTCTGCTGATGTCACCACGACGCTGAAGGCTGCCGTGATTGACATCATGAACACGCTGGCCGCTCTCGGCCTGGCCAAGGCTGCGTGATCAAGGTGCTTCATGCGGGATGCGGCCGAGAGCCGCTTCCCGAGTGGATACAGGGTCAGGAGACTCGTCTGGACATTGACCCAGGCGTCTCTCCTGACTTTGTTGCTCCCATGACCGACATGGGGGACATCGGCGAATATCACATCGCATACTGCTCGCATGTGCTGGAACACATGCCGCCGCACGAAATCGTGCAAGCGTTGAGCGAACTGCACCGCGTGCTGATGCCGGGTGGGTTTTTCATCGCCGTGGTGCCGGATCTGGAGGGCATCAAGCCCGACAACACCGTCGTCTACGAATCGCCAGCAGGCCCGGTCACGGGGCTGGACATGTACTACGGCATGGCCAGACTGGTTCAGAGCAATCCGTACATGGCGCACAAATACGGGTTCGTCCGCAAGACGCTGATCGACTTTGTCGAGCACGCCGGGTTTAAGGTCCGCCATGCTGGCCCGTCCATCAATCACCAACTCATGATCACCGCACAAAGGCCCGTGACGCAATGAAAGTCGTCTTGTGTGTGCCTACCCTCACCCGCCCGCATTCGGCGCTTCTGGAGGCCATAGAGGCCGCCGTACCGGCACTGGATGCGGCGGGCATCACGCACCAGATGGTGATGGAGGTTGGCAACCCCTACATCAGCCAAGCGCGCAACGTCATGCTGCGCAAGGCGCTGGATGCGGGCGCGGATCAGATCATATTCCTTGACCACGATGTGTCGTTCCCGCCGGATGCGTTGCTGAAGCTCATCCAGACGGAAGGCGACGTTGTGGCCGGAACGTACCGCTTTAAGCGGGACGAGGAAGACTACATGGGCTGCCTGTTTACCGACGCGGGTGGGCATCCCATCGTGCGCTTGGCGGACGGCGCTATCCACGCGGAATGGGTGCCGGCCGGGTTTTTGCGCGTGACCGAGGCGGCAGTCGAGAAGTTCATGCGTGCGTACCCGCACCTCATGTACGGCAAGGCGCACAAGCCGCACGTTGACCTGTTCAACCACGGCGCGCACAAAGGCATCTGGTACGGCGAGGATTACTCTTTCAGCCGCAATTGGAACGACTGCGGTGGATCTATCTGGCTGATCCCCGACGCGGACATCACGCACCACAGCGCCGACAAGGCGTATCCCGGCAACTATCACATGTACCTGCGCCGCAGGCCCGGAGGCGACCTATGCCCGTCATCTACATGAAGCACCCGATCCACGGCACCAAGGTTGCCACGATGGATCTGGAGGCCGAAGAAGATGAACGCAACGGGTGGGAGCGGTATACTCCGGGCGAGGAATCGCCCCAGGTTGCCGTCAACGAACTGACTGCGCGCAGGCGGCGACGGGAGTCCGCCGATGTCTACCACAGCCGGTGACCAGATCAACGCCGCACTGCGGCTGATCGGCCAGCTTGCCGAGGGCGAAACGCCCTCCGCCGCCACGTCACAGGATGCACTGGCGGCTTTGAACCAGATGCTCGATTCGTGGAGCATTGAGCGCCTAGCGGTGTACGCCACGCAGGATCAGGTGTTCACTTGGCCGGCCAACACCGCCACGCGCACGCTGGGGCCGACGGGCAACTTTGTCGGCAACCGGCCGGTGCTGCTGGACGACTCGACGTACTTTCGCGACACCGAATCTGGTGTGTCGTTCGGCATCGCCATGATCAACCAGCAGCAGTACAACGGTATTGCGCTGAAGACCGTGGGGTCGACGTACCCGCAGGTCATGTTCACCAACATGACGTTCCCCGACATCACGATGACGCTGTACCCGGTGCCCAGCAAGGATCTAGAGTGGCACATCATCAGCGTGCAGGAACTGTCGCAGCCGGCGCTGCTGAACACCACGCTGTCGTTTCCGCCGGGCTACCTGCGGTGCTTCAAGTACAACCTAGCCAGCGAAATCGCGGCCGAGTTCGGCGTTGAAGCTCCACCCACGGTGCAGCGCATCGCCATGTCGTCCAAGCGCAATCTGAAGCGCATCAACAACCCGGATGACCTGATGAGCATCCCGTACAACCTCGTCAACCGCAGGCTGCGCCGGTTCAACGTGTACGCGGGTACGCCGACGTGAAGACGCCCATCCTCGGATCATCCTATGTGGCCCGCAGCGTCAATGCTGCGGACAGCCGCATGGTCAACCTGTTCCCGGAAATCGTGCCGGAAGCGGGCAAAGAGCCTGCGTTCTTGCAGCGGTGCCCTGGGTTGCGCCTAGTGGCGACAGTGGGGCAAGGCCCGATCCGTGGGATGTGGAAGTTCGGCGACTTTTTGTACGTCGCGTCCGGCGGCAAACTGTACCGCGTAGACGGCAACTTTGCCGTGACGGAACTGGGGCTGATCAACGGCAGCGGGCCGGTGAGCATGTCGGACAACGGCACGCAGCTGTTTGTGGCCTGCAACCCTGACGCGTTCATCTACAACGCCAGCACGGGCGTGTTCGCGCAGATCACTGACGTCGATTTTCCTGGCGCGGTGACGGTGGGCTACCTCGACGGGTACTTCGTGTTCAACGAACCCAACAGCCAGCGCTTCTGGGTTACATCGCTAAACGACGGCACGCAGATTGACCCGCTGGACTTTGCCAGCGCTGAGGGCAACCCGGACAACATCGTGTCGCTGATGGTTGACCACCGCGAGGTCTGGCTGTTCGGCAACAACACCATCGAGGTTTGGTACAACGCCGGGGCCGCGGACTTCCCGTTGGCGCGCATTGAAGGCGCGTTCATGGAAACCGGTTGCCTTGCGCCGTACAGTGTTGCCAAGCTCGACAACAGCGTGTTCTGGCTGGGCTCTGACGCTCGCGGCAACGGCATCGTGTACCGCAATCAGGGCTACAACGCCCAGCGCGTTAGCACGCACGCTGTGGAGTGGCAAATCCAGCAGTACGCCGTGCTGAACAATGCCATCGGCTACTCGTACCAGCAGGACGGGCACTTGTTCTACGTGTTGACGTTCCCGACGGCGCAAGCTACGTGGGTGTTTGACGTTGCTACCGGCGCGTGGCATGAGCGTGCGGCGTGGGACGGAGTGCAGTACCGGCGGCACCGGAGTAACTGCCAGGCGAATTTTGCGGGGCAGGTAGTTGTTGGCGACTGGGAAAATGGGCGCATTTATGCGTTTGACCCCGAGGTGTACCAGGACGGCGGCGACACGCAACGGTGGCTGCGGTCGTGGCGGGCGCTGCCTACGGGGCAAAACTCGCTGAAGCGCACGGCGCATCACACGCTGCAGTTGGATGTTGAGGCGGGATCTGTCTCAAAACCAACTGATGTAGAACTGATACCAAACCCCGGCGGTCCATTCTCAAGCCCAGTGGGGTGGACTGCTGGGCCAAATACTTCCATAAGTATTAACGGCAAAAATTTGCAAATTACAGCATTGTCTTCAACTGCGCCTTACGCTTACGCGAGCTTTGAAAGCGGAGTTGGCGAGCTTGTAAGCATTTCTTTTAGGATGCAAAGACAAGGGTCTGCTGCAACAGTTTTCCGATTTGGCACTTCGCCAAATTCAGCAGGGCTGTATTCGTTTGCAAACTCAACTTCCGACACTGGAGTAATAACAAATTCTTTTGTGTCGCCAGGTGGAACAATATACGCAACATTCGGGCAGCCGACAAGTGTTGGCAGTTCTGATCTTGTTTTTGGGTCTGCTACGGCGGTTAGAATTCCAAACATTGACCCCCAAGTCATGCTCCGCTGGTCCGA